TTCAGAGATTGATTTATCTGAAGCTAAAAAGATGTCAGAGTTTTTATTGATGCAGAAAAGGGTATCACAAATAAAATCATGGCTTGAAGCTGTAGGACCAGACAGTCGGGTACATGGTAGGGTCATAACAATCGGCTGTGTGACACATCGCATGAGTCATTATAGTCCTAACATGGCACAGATACCCGCCAGCTATTCTCCGTATGGCCCGGAGTGTAGAGATTGTTGGACAGTAGAAGACCCCGTAAATTATTGTCTTGTTGGTTCCGATGCTTCATCACTAGAGATACGATGCTTTGCCCATTACCTTGATAATCAAAAGTATACAGACATTGTTGTTGGTGGTGACATTCATAACGTGCACAAAGAAGCTTTGGGTTTAGCTGATCGATCAGTATGTAAAACTTGGCTGTATGCTTATATCTACGGAGCCGGTAATGAAAAGCTAGGTAAGGTCGTTGGTGGTGGTATGTCTGAGGGCAAACAACTACGAGATAAGTTTGAGTCAGCCTTTCCGATGATAAGAGAACTAAAGAATAAAATTACGGCTATGATACGATCCAACCACGGTAACATAAAAGCTATTGATGGCAGACTTTTAGAATGTCGAAGTGAGCACTCAGCTTTAAATGTTTTATTACAAAGCTGTGGTAGTATTGTATGCAAACATTTTCTTTGTGAGATTGATCGCATGGTCAAAGAGAAAAAGTTAGATGCAAGACCGGTAGCCAATGTGCATGATGAAGTACAGTGGGAGGTCAAAAGAGATCAAGCCGAAGAGTTCGGTCAGATTACTAAACAAGCTATGAAACAAGCTGAAAAGATTTTACAGTTCAACTGTCCTTTAGATAGTGAGTATCACATTGGGACAACTTGGAAAGAAACTCATTGACAACTATTTTTTTGTGTGTTAGTGATAAGACTTAATATTAATATAGACTTATATATGGATAAGTCACAACTTTAAAAGGAGAAATACATGGCAAATTCGTCAAAGAACGATAGACCAAAGGATGTTATTGTCCAAGGTATCTGTCATTACAATCACTTATTTGAACCCGACAATACTTTTCCACCACCAAAGTTTAAGATTACTTTGCAAGTGGATGATAAAAATAAAAAGACACTTGAGTCTTTGGGTTTAAATGTAAAAAGTTCTGATACCAAACCCGAACTTGGTAATTACATTGAAGCTAAAACAAACTTCTATAAAAAAGATGGAACTGAAAATCCCATCAAGCCAAGAGTGTTTGATACGAACAACAGACAACTAACTATGCAGGACTTACCAAACGGCCGTCTTGGTCGTGGTACAGAAGTGTATGTTAAGTTGAATCCATACCCATACACGTCACCTACAGGATCAAAGGGAGTTACAGCTATCCTTCGTTCTGTAAAAATAATTAAATTTGTGGCAGATACAAGCTCCGGGGCTGAAGACTTTCCCGAAGTAAATGCTCCACCGGTGGCTGAAGAATCAGCTACATTTAATTAGGAGTTATCGTGGCGACTATTGATACATTAGTGCAGGATATTTATCGGTTGTTTGATGCCGGTGGTGTTGAACCTACAGATGAACAGCTTGAAGCTTTTTCAAAGTCGGTCACGAATTCTATTAGAAATTCTTTCCGGTATAAACCGAACGAGTCACGAGGACTTCGTATGTCGGCTCTTGGTAAACCGGAAAGACAATCTTGGTATGAATGTCATCGTCCCGATTTACGAGAACACTTAACAGCCGAAACAAAAATAAAGTTTTTATATGGCCATATACTAGAAGACTTGTTGTTATTGTTTGCTCGTATGGCGGGACATGATGTTACCGAAGAACAAAAAGAATTAGAACTTGATGGTGTTAAAGGACACAAAGATGCGACCATTGATGGTTGGGTATGTGATATTAAAAGTGCCTCAAGTTTTGGATTTAAAAAATTTAAAAGTAATAACTTAACAAAAGAGAACGATTCTTTTGGTTATCTATATCAGATCAAAGCTTACGGAGAAGCTGAACAAAACGACAAGCTTTGTTTCTTAGCTATCGATAAACAGTTTGGACATATAGCTGTATGCACTCCGGATAAAAAAGAACTGCCGGATGTAAAAGAAAAGATAGCTAAACTTAAAACTTGTCTTGAGTCAGACACACCACCACCGAGATGTTATCCCGACGAAGCCGATGGAGTTACCGGGAACAGGAAGCTAGGTGTAAATTGTTCTTACTGTTCATTTAAGAATGAATGTTGGAGTGACTCTAATAAAGGTAAAGGATTACGAAAGTTTATTTATAGCAATGGTCCTCGTTGGTTGACAACGGTTAAGAACGAACCTAAAGTTCCCGAAGATATTCCCTAATGTTTAGCCGCATAAAGAAAAAAAAGGTAAAAGGAATTACCTTTCGGTCTATGTTTGAATCAGAAGTTTGTAAAAAACTTATGGACGATAAAGTATTTTTTGAATATGAAACATTGACTATACCCTTTTCAATTCCCGAGTCTTATCACACTTATGTGCCGGACGTTGTACTTGGCAATGGTATAATTATTGAGATTAAAGGGCAGTTAACACTTGCAAATAGGGATAAACATTTGTATATACAAAGACAGTTGCCAAAGCTAGACATTCGTTTTGTTTTGCAGAATTCTAAATCAAAACTTTACAAAGGAAGTAAAACAACTTATGCTCAATGGTTAGACAAACATAATTTTTTATGGGCAAATAAAACAATACCTCAAGAATGGATAGATGAAGAACCAAAAGAAGAACCAGATAGATTATTTATCAAAAGAAAAAGCAAGCCGTATAAGTATCGATCTCTCGACCAGTACAGAAAGGGAAAATCATGAAGGAGAAAACGAAAGAACTTTATTCAGAGCTATCATCTACCAAGCATTGTTGGATGCTAGTGCTACCGAAATTACTAGTAAAGAAAATATGGTCATTCAGCAAGATGCTGTACGATGGTTTACTAAAACTGCCGGGGTTACTGCTTCTTGGTTTGTTGATGTCTGCGATCTTGCTAATCTTAATTATAGTCAAGTCCGTGAGTTTGCTAGTAGACTCATCCGTGAACCTGAAAAAGTTAATTTTGAACGAAAAAGGTTGAACGTGTTATTAAATATGAGACATGGAGAAGATAATGGCAAGTAACGATCCGGTTAACCATCCGGCTCACTACACAGCAGACGGTGGTATAGAATGCATAGATGCGATTGAAGCCACCCTTACACCTGAAGAATTTAGGGGGTACTTACGAGGACAGGTTATAAAATATGTTTGGAGATGTAACTATAAAGGAAAACGATTAGAGGATTTAGAAAAGGCTGAGTGGTATTTAAAAAAATATATTAACATATTAAAGAAAGGGTAATAATCATGGATCCGGTATCTATAATAGTGGGATTGGCTATGAATATTTATACATTAAATAACATAGATTTTTTTCAACAACGAGCCATTAACGAAAAAACAATGGATTGTGAATGGGAGTATGTTGGTAAAACTAAAGCTGATCCAGCTAATACCAGCTTAACTGTTTTTGGTAATGTGTTTTTTAAACATAAATGTGAGGACAAAAAAGATGGTATTGATACAGAACAATAAGTCTCCGTTTCGTATAACAGAATATAACACATGGGATAGTCCAGCTAAACAAGCTGTTAGAAATTTTTTATTAGGGTTGGGTTGCCAGCTGTCATCTGATGTTGAAGACTATAATGCAGACATAAAAGTAATAAAGCCAGAAGTATCTTACCATGAGGTAGAAGTTAAACCGGGGTGGGTAAATGATTGGCCGACATCTTGGGATACAATACATATTCCTTACCGTAAAAAAAGATTAATTGATATGCAAGATTTACCAGATCGGTTAACTTTTTATGTTTTACGTAAAGACTTACAAAAGGCTTGGTCTATAAAAGGGTCGGAGTGTATGCAAATCGTACAGGTTCCTAATAAATTTGTTTCTAGTGGAGAATATTTCTTTAATATACCGGTAAAAAATGCTACACTTATTGACTTACGATAACTTTCCGTTCTTAGAATTTTTTGCAGCCACCGGAGCCTGTCTTTCGGTGTACCTGTACGGCAACGGATCAAAAAAAGCCCCATGGGTTGGACTTGTGTCTCAAACTTTTTGGTGGTGGTGGGCTATTAGACATGGACTATATTTTATAATGTTGTTAAATATATTTATGACTGTAACTCACATAAGAAACATATTTAAAATGAGAAGGAGAAAAACAAAATGACAAAAAAACTACCAACTGTTTATCAACAATTTATACATAAGTCTAGGTATGCTAGATGGTTGCCGGAAGAAAAGAGAAGAGAAGAATGGCATGAAACAGTAGGTAGGTATTTTGATTTCTTTGAAAAACATTTAGAAAAAAATTGTAAATATAAATTAGATAAAAAAACAAGAGAGTACCTTGAGAATAAAGTTTTAAATTTAGAAGTTATGCCGTCCATGAGAGCATTAATGACAGCCGGCCCGGCCCTTGAAAAAGAGAACATTGCCGGGTATAATTGTTCTTATGTACCGGTGGATCATCCGAAAGCTTTTGATGAAATACTTTATGTACTTATGTGTGGGACGGGAGTTGGTTTTAGTGTTGAAAAAAAATATACCGAACATTTGCCTAGTGTTGCTGATGATTTCCATGATACAGAATCTGTTGTCGTGGTCAGAGATTCTAAACTTGGTTGGGCAAAAGCATTTCGGGAAGTCATTACACTATTGTATGCCGGGCAAATTCCCAGGTGGGATGTATCTAACGTGCGACCAGCAGGAGCACGGCTTAATACTTTCGGTGGAAGAGCTTCGGGTCCTGCACCACTCGTCGACCTCTTCAACTTCGCCATCGAAACCTTTACTAAAGCCAAGGGTAGAAAGCTTACCTCGTTAGAGTGTCACGATCTTGTCTGTAAAGTTGGTGAGATTGTTGTGGTTGGTGGTGTTAGACGATCGGCTATGATTAGTTTATCTGATCTTAACGACAGAGATATGAGAGATGCTAAGTCTGGAGAGTGGTATAGAGTTGAGGCACAAAGAGCTTTATCAAACAATTCAGCTGTGTATGAAACAAAGCCGGATAACATTGGCACATTCATGGAAGAATGGTTAGCTCTATATAAATCGGGTAGTGGTGAACGTGGTATCTTTAATAGACAAGCATCAAAGACAGTTGCCGGCAGAAACAAAAGACGTGATAATAATTTTGAGTTTGGGACTAACCCGTGTTCAGAAATAATTTTAAGACCTTTCCAATTCTGTAACTTATCAGAAGTTGTTGTTCGTGCAAATGATTCTGATGAAACACTGTTAGATAAGGTCGAGGCGGCCACTATCCTTGGTACAATGCAAGCTACCTTAACAAGTTTTAAATATCTTCGTCGCCAATGGAAAGATACTACAGAAAAAGAAAGACTTCTTGGGGTATCATTAACAGGAATCATGGATCATCAGATATTAGCCGGGGATATTCATAACATAACTCGTTTGACTGAGCTGTTAAAAGAAATGAAACAAAAAGCTGTTGAGGTTAACAAGATGTGGGCAAAACGATTTGGTATCAATCAAGCTACAGCTATCACTTGTGTCAAACCATCCGGCACAGTATCACAACTAGTTAATGCCGCATCGGGTATCCATGCTCGACACAACGAACATTATATTAGAAGAGTGAGAGGTGATAAGAAAGATCCACTAACACAATTTTTACAATCTCAGAATATACCAACAGAAGATTGTGTCATGAAACCGGATGCAACAGCTGTCTTTTCATTTGTTGAAAAAGCACCGAGCCGTTGTATAACTCGTAATCAACGAACAGCTATCGAACAATTAGATCATTGGTTATTATATGCACAACACTGGTGTGAGCATAAACCAAGCATAACTATATCGGTGAACGAAGACGAGTGGTTAGGTGTAGCTGATTGGTGTTGGACAAACTTTGATGATCTTAGTGGTGTGTCTTTTCTACCTAACTTTGGACATGTATATCAACAAGCACCGTACGAAGATATTGACAACGATACCTATAATAAGTTAAAAAAGAATCAGCCAGATGAAATAAGCTGGAGTGATTTAGCACTACATGAACAAGATGATAACACTAAGTCCTCCCAAACTCTTGCTTGTAGTGCTAACTCATGTGAGATAGTCGATGTATAAACCTTATGTAGTCATACCTAACGTTGTTCCAGAACCATTGTGTGATGAGATGGTGAAAGAATCTAAGCACTACAATGAACAATTAGCTGGGGTTATGTGGAAAGACAAACCAGATTTAAAAAAGGATAGAAACTCTAATATTAGATTTTATCCTATTGATCATTGGATTGTTCCTAAACTTTGTGATCTAGCTAATAAAGTAAATGACGAACATTACAATTTTAAAATTACTAATTTACAATGTCCTCAGTTTACTGAGTACAAAAAAGGGCAACACTATAAATGGCATAGAGATATTTATCCACCTGAAAAAGACGGACCTTATCCCGGATTAGTTAGAAAGTTATCAATGTGTATTCAGCTGTCTAACTTTGAAGATTATAAAGGTGGTAATTTTTTTATAAAAGATTTTAACAACAAACAACACAAACCAGAAAACTTTAAAAACAAAGGAGACTTATTAGTTTTTCCTTCATTTTTACTGCATCAAGTAACAGAAGTAAAAGGAGGTAAACGATATAGTCTTGTGTGTTGGTTTATGGGGCCGCCATTTCAATAGCCAATTTAATTAGTCGACCTTGGGGCACTTATCGTGTATTAAAATCTACTCCAAAAATGGTAGCAAAAATATTACATGTGTATCCCGGCAGGGCAATGTCCGTTCAGTACCATAAATATAGAAATGAACACTGGAAAATAATGGAAGGCGAAGCAACGACCCTCATAGGAGACCACTGGTGGACTTTTACACGTGGTTATAGAGTTTATATACCCAAAAATACTGTTCATTGTGTACGGGCTTCTAATGGGCATTTACGCATATTCGAGGTTTGGGAGGGTGAAAAACTAGATGAAAACGATATAATAAGGATAAATCATGATTATAGTAGTGAGTG